ATGATCCAACTCTAAAGTTTCCATCAACGCCTAGTGTTGAATCAAGTTCGGTAGTTCCTGTTACAGATAGATTGCCACCAACACCAACGCCTCCAGAAACTCCAAGAGTTGATAACGATGTATGTCCAACTACTCCAAGAGTTCCACCAATAGAGGTGTTAACACTAACTGTTAAATTATTTTCTACTGTAAGATTATTATTAAATGTAGCATTAGTGTTTGATGCTGTTAAGAATGTTTGATTAGCGCCAGACTTTAGTACTAGTTGATGGCCTGCAGTAGACGTAAATCTACCAAACTCATCACCAGCTTCTTTAAGAATAATATCATCATCAGCAGCATCTAGTATAATATCACCACTAGAGTCTATTGTAAATTGACCTGATGTTACATTAAATGCATTTGCTCCAGCTGAAATCTCATATGTTGATGCATCAAAGACTTCTTCGATTTCGTTAATAGCACCAACTAAGTAATTAGCATTTGTATCTAATGTAACAGAACCGGCAGTATGAATATCATCATAGATTTCATTAATAGAATCTACAATTGAAGTTTTGACTGCGGTTTTAAGATCAGCCATTTCTCTTCTAGATCCAGCAGATCCAGCATTACCAGCATTAAATAGATCAGCTTCGATTTCGTTAATCGCGCCTTGAATAAATTTATTTGTTGTATTAAGAGTTGTAAGTGATCCAGGAAGTAAAATATCATCTTGTGTGTTTTTAATAGCTGTGGTAAGATCAGCGCCAGTATATGAGGTATCACCAATTTCTGCATCAAGAACTCTAACAGCAGCTGAAAGATTATCTGAGTTAGCAGCATCGACAGGACCACCTGTTCCAAATAGCATGTTACCAATTTGTAGTTCGTGTTCTCTAATAGCATCTCTTACATTTTGAGCAGTGGTATTTAATGTATAATCTGTGTTTGTGCCTCTCAACACTCCTTCGATTTCATTAATCGCTGCAATAATGTTATTAGCATTTGTGCCCATAACGTAACCGGTTCTTTGAGTTACATCATCTCTTAAAACATTTTCTAATTCATTAATCGCAGCCACTGCAGAAGTAGTCACATTAGTATCTAATGCTGTATGATCCCCAAGTTCAGTTCTTAGTTCTTCAATTGCTTCTTTAAAGAAGTCAGCAGATAGTCCGGTGAATGATACACCAGTACCATTAACGAAAAGTTCCTTATGCAATTCATTAATAGAATCTACAATTGAACTTTTATCTGCGGTTAATAGATTTGCTCTTGTTCTTTTATCTGCGCCTTCGCCATTAAATAGATCTTCTTCTAATTCGTTAATCGCTTCTGTTAAATCAGTTGACGTTGTATGTAGAGCAAGATCACCAACTTCTGTATGTAGTTGATTTAACGCTCCTGTAATTGTGTTATTAGAATCGTCAGAATCGATTGAAGAAATATTCTCATTACCAATTTGATCTTCGTGTTCTCTTACTGCAGCAGTTAAGTTTGAAGCTGATGTTCCCATATTAGAAGCTGTAACATCTCCAACTTCATCGTGTAATTGCTCAAGAGCACCAGTGATAGTATCTTCACCAGATGCAATTTCAGTAATATCAATATTACCAATTTGGTCTTCGTGTTCTCTAATAGCAGTACTTACAGTTGAAGCTGTTGTACCCATTGCTCCTGCGGTAATTGTTCCAAGTTCAGCATCGTGTTCATTAATTGCTAGAACTAAGTCATTAGCAGCAGTTGTTAAACTTTCAACAGTACCAATATCATCTTGTAATTCGTTAATTGCAGCAACAAGATCTAAAGAGAAAACTTTAATTTGATTCGCGTTAGAAGCTGGAGTAGTTAATTGTATGTATGTTCCATAAGTATTATCAACAACAACTAAAGGTCCATGATTTGCTCCAGTAATTGTATCGCTACTACCCAATGCTCTAATTAAAGTTGAAGCACTAAAAGTACCGTTATAAGTTTTAACTCTTATAACGCCACCAGAGACAGAATGTAAAGTACCATACCAAGTAGAATTAGATTCAACAAGTGCCTGTGTGGCTTGAGAATCACCTTGATAAATTGTAACACCTTCTGTATAATTTGTAAGAGTAGGTGATCCAGTTTGAGTAATAGTCGCTTTGATATTTACTGAGTGGAATCCATTAGGACCCATTCCTTGAGTAAGTTCAGTACCACCATTATAGACTCTAGCAATAGCAACAGGGTATGATTCAGTTACGATTCGAATTATTTTTACAGCTGCTATTGTATCAGGAGAAGAAGCTCCAACTTTAAGATCAGCTGTTGTACTAAATGTACCAGAAGAATCTCTTACTAGAATTTTATCTGTAGTTGCTGATACAATGTAACCTTGCCAGCTTGGTGTTCCACTTGTTCCTTGATAAATAACAGCATCTTGTACATATGACGCTGCAAGCGAAGAAACAGATTCTAGAATAATATAACCAGCAGTATTATCAATAGTATGAGCTGGACTAGTCTCAAATCTACTAGTTTTAGCTGGAGACGAAGTATCAGGACCAGCAAAGAGAGTTTGACCTGCTGAAGCTGAATAGATATATGTCTTATCAGCCATTAACGCATTGAGTTGTTCGTTATCACCTAAGTGTAACGAAATCTCGTTTGACTTCTGTCTAAGTTTCTCTAGTGTATCCGTTTTATAAATTCTAGTTTCTTTGTTAGCCATTATTTTCCACCAATTAGTTTCTGTAGCATTTTCTTAATTTCAGCAACATCGCTCTTTAGATTATCTATATCTTTACTCTGTTGCATATCAAGTTTTTGTTTATTTTCATTCGCTTTAATCTGAGTTCTTCTAGATAGATAAGCATCGTTATTAGTATTTATAATAGCTTTAGTAGCGGTATCTCGCTCGAGGCCAGGATTGTCTTTTACTTTTAATTTTTTATTAGTCATAATATTTCCTATTAAGTAGCAGCAATCGCTCTTAAGTCTTTAACAGTTGGTGGTGTTGATGAATTTTGAGATCTTAAAACAATCTTAAATGCCATAGAACCAAAACTACCAGTAGGATCAATTGAATATTTAACTTCGTTATAAACACTATTATTATCGTTCGTTGGAATTGCATCCACTGGTAAAGCAGCAATCCAATTCAATGCATTAAAATCAATGTCAGAGCCAGAAGGTAAGGTTTTATAATATAGATCTATATCACTACCTGATGGTCTGTTTACTGAAAGAAACATATCAATAACATCAGCTTCTTCAGCCAAATCTATTTTCTTAGTTATATATTTAGAAAGTTCCGAACCGCCATAAGCATTCGTTTCTGCTACAGTTCCATTGCTACCAATTCTGTTTTGAACAGTAATAACTGATAATCTATTAGCATCAAGTACTGGAGTAAGGTGATCATGATCGCTTGTAAGAACTGCTTTCAGCGTAAACGTTTTAGCTCCACCAACTTCGTTAGCAGTTGAAGATATAACTCTTGGCGTTGGGAAGAACTGATTCATATTAGGCAATATTTCAACTGTGTCAGTTGCAGCATATGGAGTTTCAGAACCATCAATTGACTTTTGCGTAGTAGCTGTTAAGTAGTATCTAATATCAGTACCTGGAAGAATTACTTGAGCTGCTTGTAAATGACATACATCATAATGTCTATTTTCAGTAGCAGTTATATTTGCTCCACCGCCTGATCCGCTAGTACTAGCAACGTCGCTAGAGGTTGCAGTGATCGTATATGAATCATGAGTAATATTACTAATAGTGTGAGTACCATTAATATTAGTATTAGTAATTCCATTAAACGTTGATACACCAGCAATAATAACAGAAGACGATCCATGCATACCATGATTTTTATGTCTTACTGTAATTACGCCAGATCCACTTGTTGTTGATAGCGCATCAGGTTTTAACGATTTAACTTCAATGGTATCATTTACAAATGTTACTTCTTTATTACTAGTAAACTGTGCTCGATTAATAGTAAACTTAAGATCTCTGCTTTGATCTGGAGTCCAAGTAGAAGCATTTTGAGAAGTAAAGAACGACCCACCATGTGGTTGCTTATTAATTCTGTAATTAGTATTTGTTACATCAAAGCCACCCATTTCAGCAACCCAACATTCGTATTCGTCACAATCAGCTTGAACAACAATAGCATATTCTTGATCTTGCATTAAATATACTGGAGTTTCAAAAGTAAATGTAGTTGCAGTTGCTGCAGTTGCTGATGTATTTACACTAGCAGGATATAATTCAACTTCACTTCCTGGAACAACGATTTGAGTAGGAGTTCCGTTTTCTGTTGCAACAATACTGATTGATACTGGAATTTGAACATCGTCTCCAGCCTTTATGGTATATTTGCTTTTAAAGAATAAGTCAATTGAAGTTGCGTATATACCACCAGACTTTTCGATCAATATAGTTTGAGCTAAAGGATCTGACCAGGTAGTTGATGATCTACTAAACGTTTCACTAATAGTTCTATTATCGCTTAATCTAGACGTTTCCAATCTAGGAACCTTAGTGCTGGTAACAGTTCTTTGCGTTGATTCTATAAGACCTTGAGCATGAAACATAGTTTCAGCTGAAGTTCCTTCTGCTTGCTTATCATTAGCAGTAGAGTCTGATAATCTAAATTCCTTAGTACCAGTTTTAAATTTAATAGAAGCATTTCGTGGAATAATAAATGATCCAGTAATAGCACCTGTATTATCAGTAGTTAAAACTCCTGAAGATCCATCTGGATGCGAAGTCGCTCCAGAATAGTTAATTACGCTTGAAGTGTTAGACCATTCTTGATATGCTTCTTCTCTACAAAATGCTGTAACATTAATATCATTAAAGAATGCATATACTTTAGTTTTAGGTTTCATTCGTGATGCTTTAAAATATATCTTTCTAGATCTCATAAATGGTACAAAGTTAACTTCAACAATTCTATTACCACTTTCTCTTGTTACAGTATCGAATGCGACGTCAGTTCTTAAACCAGATCTAGACTGATTTGAAGTAACAGTTGTCGTTGTTAATGTGGTTGTACCAACACGCCCACCGCCAATCTGACCACGGTCTCTAAAGCCTCTTCCAGTAAAGTCCCACCAATTACCTCTACGGCCGCTTCTTCTAACTTCAGTAGAAACTTCAGTCTCTACTTGTCGGCCTGCCCAGTTAGTTTCCCATTCATTCCAAACTGTTCCTAAGATTCCATCTTCTTCAGCTCTTTGAACAAATTGATCATATTGGCCAGTGTCATCGATAATAATGTCTGGTCTTACGTCAGTTTCTTTCCATTCATCTGATTCTGGAGATAGTTGAACTCTACCATTCCAAGTAAATACATTGTATGGATTAACATTAACTGCAACAGAAGCATAAGGCTGTTTAGTGTGAATAACCTGACTATATGGTAGTGTCCAATTTGAACCAGTCTTTTGAGCTGTTCCTGCAATGCTAGGAGAAGTAATAAGATTTACATTTTTTGCTGGACATTCAGGTCTTAAAATACCATTTTCTTTATCAACAGACTCACTACATTCAGGGTGTGTCATATCAGCGATTGATTGATCTTTAAATGAATCTACGATAATACCATTTTTAAATCTGGTAAAACCACTCCCATCAACCATATGAACATCAGCAGCTGATTGCTCAAGTAAAGAAAGCGATGTATAGTATTCTATATTTTTAATTCTTTTATCAAGCTTACCAATATCTTGCATTGTGTAACGTTTGTTGTCTTTCATTTCCGGAATAATATCAGCTAAAGTAAATCCATAAGGCTTAAGCTTTAATTGATATAGGGTAAGACCATCTTCTTTATCTTCGGGTGGCTGTGGATATTCGGATGGAACACCTTTAATTATTTCAAATTCGCCATCGCGCTTAATAATAAGCTTGTCAATTCTAGGAAGATAGTAATTAATATCAGCAACTAATGCATGACCTACTTTAGGAGCTCCAGATAAACTTGATCCAGCGCTAGTAAAGTCATTAGCAACATCTGATTTTCTTGATCTAAAATCAATACAGTCTCTTAATTCTAAGTTAGCATTAGATCCAGAAAATGATGGAATGTTTGCATAATCTGCTGTAGGATACGAATCAACGCAGAAGTAATCTCCAGCACCATGAATATAATACTTAAATGTTACAACCATATTTCCTGTAGGAAGAGGGGCGGTACCACCAATTTTAACAATCTTACCTTCATCATAGAAGTTATCTCTTTGACCATTGTCAAGAGTAAAGTTTACAGTTTGATCTGTGCCACTAGAATCGACAATAGAAACAATTTCAATAATATCAGCTTTATTTAAATCATAAGAAGCTGCAGCTCCATTAGTAACATTTATTGTTTCTACTTGAGTTGTATTAGTTTTAGTTTTTGGCGCAATAGTCTTTTTAATCGTTGCTATTATTTTACAATTAATATTATTACCAACACCAATACCATTATTAAATGTTACACCAGTTGTACCATTACCAGTACCACTAACAATATTACCAGCAACTCCAGTTTTAACATCTTGGCCATCTGGCGCAATAATAATATCAGATACATCTTCAAATAATCCAACAGATGTTGATATCGCTAATGTTCCAGTTCCACTAGTTTGAGCAGTAAAAATTCGTTTAATAGAATACGTAGTATCTCTACTTGGATCAGCCAATGTTTTAATTGCTGATTGTGGTAATTTAAATACTGCTGTATTGTTACCAACATCTAATCTCTGACCAGCAACAGCAGTTACTAAATTAGCTTGAAAACCATATGTTGATTGTGATACGTTATCGACAGCGCTAAACGTGCCGGTCGACATCACAATATCAAAGAGGTATAGTCTTGCGTGATCTGAGAATGCTTCCATTCCACGGACTCTTGCTGTACCAACTGAAGCCCCAGAATCTTTAAGAGTAATCGGAGTAAAGTTTTCTAGATCTGGAACACCACGTAATCCAGTTAAATTTAATTTTATATAATTACCAATATTGATTTGCGTATTAGCTTCATTATAAAATCCAGTAGCATCTGACCCTCTAGGCTTATCAATGTCAATGTAAGTTGTTCCAACCTTATGGTTTCTATAACCTTGAACATAAGCAGTAGATGGTTCGATACCTAAGGCGATTTTATCAGCGCTTCCACCCTCGGCTGCTGTATATTTACCAAAGTTACCAGCACCATCATTTAAGTGTTCTAGAATTTCTAATTCAAATGGCTTAACAACATAATTACCAGACTCATCAAAGGTTCTCTGTGCAAGCCTTAGTGATAGTCCAGTATCTTCGGTCTTATCAGTTTTATCAACGCTTATAGATCCATTTTGAATTGTTAGTAATGTGATATACTTATCAATAGTTCTACTATCGATATTAATTGGCTGTTTAATTAAAGTTGTTAATACTTGATATCTGTTAGCGCCTGGAGCCGAAGTGTTTGGAACTCCTTGTGCATTATCAACCAACGTAGCATCGCTCGCTGAACTTACAATATTTTCAGCAACTTGTAGTCCAACGATATAAGAAGGATTAGACGTGTACTTATCTAAAATAAGAGTAGATGAAGGTACATATGTAAAACATCCAGATATAAAATAAACGCCTTCTGTTATAGAAACAGAAGAACCTTGACCTACAGGATTTGCAATAGTCGAAGCTGATCCTGTACCTGTATCTGCTCCACCACCAACCATTCCATATTTTACTGGATCTGCATTTGATGTAAATACTTCACCGGCAGCAAACTTTTCTACAGTATTATTTGTACCACCAGATTTTTGATATTTAATATAAAGTGTATCTGGATTACTAGCATCAGTAGCAGTAACTGCCTGTAAAACAGTTGCAGTTACCTGATTACCACTATTACCAGTACCAGTAATAACGCTGCCAACAAAGTTTTGTAAACCAGCTGAAGTATAGGCTGTACTACTATGAGTAAATGAAGCTTCAACTTTAATATAATCATATTCAACGTTAAGAGATAATTCTCCATTTACAACTCGTGAACCATCTTTAAAAGCGTATTGTCCATGCCTATCAATCTGAGCCTGCAAGGCCGATTGCATTTGAGTGAGTTCTCTAGCTTGTACTGCATATCCAGGACGAAACAGAATCCTATGATAGTTTTTAGCTTCATTGAAGTCGTCGTAGTATGGCGAGACTGAATAAGTTTTTATAGATGTTGTAGTCATATTTTCTCTCTTTTAAACTAATATTTATATTAGAATTCGATGATGATTTTTATATCTTCAATTTGTGAAGCAGTTCTATCAATCGGGTTTCTGTTTTCTAAGAATATAACATCACCACTATGAATATCTACTTCTGGATTAATGAGGAAATCGCCTGAAGCTGGTTTCGGCGTTCCTTGAGCTCCTGATGTTGCTCCAACAACTGCGCTTCCAGTAACAAAATTACCATACCCAGTTTTAGAATTTTGTAGATAATGTACATAACCAGTTCCACTATCAACTTCAACAACAAAGGCTTGTGCTAAAGTCGCGCCACTGCCTTGAGTGATTAGTTCATCAACTTGGAACGATGATGTTGTTGAACTAAAGCTTAATGCTGGAGTAGCTTTTAAAGTTGCAGCAGTTGAAATAGTAGCAGTTCCAAAATTAAATGGATTTTTTATTAACGTTATTTGTCTAAAGTCATTACCAGTTGTTAGGTCTCCGCCACCAGTTCCATCTAGTAACGTGTTAACAGCCGAGAAGAAACCACCAAGTTCTTTAACTGGGTCTGTTCCATGACCATTTTCAGGAGCGAGTACAGCCCGAGCTGTAGCATCAGAACCGCCGCCACCAGAAATTACAATATGAGCAGTAGAATAATCAGTACCTTTTGCAGTAACTGTAATTCCTGTTACAGCCCCACCAGAAACAGTAGCAGTAGCAGTTGCTCCTGTTCCAGCTCCAGTAATATAGACATTAGGAGCTGATGTATAACCAGTACCACTAGTTGATGTTTCATTTCCAGCAGCATTGACTAGCTCAATCCTTTCAATACCTGCGGCAGTTGTAGAATCTCTTGAAGCTTTTTGGTTTAAGTACTGAGCATAATCACCTTCGGACAAAGCAGCTTCAGCCGTAGCATCATCAGCAAATGATTCAACATTAATAGTTTTAACAGGCATATAAGAAGTTGTAAGGAATTTTTCTGCATCGGCGACGGCTACCGTATACATATATTTCCAAATATAACCATCAGATTCCGCTGTTGGAGCAGTCAATGTTTGCGTTGGCTCTTGAGTAGAACCAGTTCCAGGAGAGTATATACATTTATATACTTTAAACTCTGATGTAATAACATAGAATGCTTTGTCAAACATATCTTCATCATTTGAGTCCCATTCAACATAGCTAGTACCAGTAGTCCAAGTATGTCTTGGAACGACGTGAGATACATCTGCAGCATTTAGCTTTTTCAACGCGAAGATGTTTTCTCTAGCTTCTACAAGACTATCAATAGTATCGTATGGAGTGAATGGTTCAGTATCAGTTGTGTCTGAAACTGTGTATGACCATGCATCTGTTTTACCAATTGCTACGAATACGCTTGAACCAGATACTGGTGTGTTAATATCGTCTTTGAAATTCTCTGCATTCAAAGTTCTGAATTTAGAAGTTACTATTGCCGTCATGATTATTTCCTATTAATTTGTGTGTACAAACGAGTTAACGTTATATTTATTTATATCACTTATCGAAGTACTTTGTAAATCTACGTTGCCTAATACCTCTAAAGTTTCATTAAAATCATAAAGCATATTATTGCTTAAGATATTTGTTTTTTGACTGTAATAGTCATTTCCTGGCTGGGTTCGATATCCAGCTGGAACTACTGTTACTTCATATCCACCCATGATTTTATCATTAGTTGGATTTGTTTCACTTACTGTCCAATTCTGACCAGATGTAAGAACACCTACTTGTAAGAGATTGCCATTGTATAATTTTCTTCCTCGAACTGATGCTACACTTTGAACAGGATTTGTAACTTTATTAAACTGTGGATCAATGCTAGTATGATTTAATTCTAATATACGAGTAACTTTCTGTTCTTTAACTCTATTTTCGTTCTTAGCTCTTGACGCAATATAAACTCCAGGAGTTATAACATAACCAAACCCTGCATTTGTTATAACAGCTGAAGCTATCTCAGAAGGAACTAATTGTACCTTGGCTGTCGCATTGCCGGCAATAGATATTGTAGGAACTTCGGTATATCCAGAACCAGGATTAATAATATTGATCCGCGATATAGAACCATTTTCAATATAAGCAATAGCAGTTGCGCCACTACCATTTCCGCCAGATATAACAACTGTAGGTTGGGTTGTATATCCAGTGCCAGTAGAAGTTATTTCGATTCTACTAACTGAAGTTGGTTGTAATGTATATTTACCGCTAGCTGTAACATTAGTTACTAATGGCACGCCAAGATTATCAACTGATGTTGGCGCATCAAATAATATGCCAGGAGGCGTTGAATATTTTTTAGTTGTATCTGGAACAACATTAATATTAGCAATCTTAGATAAATTTGGATTAGCTGCAACATTAGCAAAGGCAGAAGAATAATTAGCTCCAGCATTTGTAACTGTAGCTCCATTAATTCTACCTTTAGAATCAATAGTACATGTAACAACAGCTTGTGTTATCGTTTCACCAGTCTTTTCTACACCATTAACTATAATCGTTGGAGCTGTAGTATATCCAAATCCAGTATCTGCGATTTCAACTGCTGTTACTGTATTAGCTCCACTACCACTTTGAGGAACAGTTAAAGATAATCTTCCTGATCTATGTACATCCACGTATGTGAATGGAAGATATTGTGAAGCAAACATTTTAACAATAAGTGGAATATCTTCAAGACCAATAACACCAGGTTGTAGATCTGGCATCGATGATAATGTAAATCGATTGGTTCTTCCATAACCTTTAAAGCTTTCGCCTGTTAATTGATTATGCTTAGGACCACCAACATATCTTAATTCTCTTAGGAGTTTTTGATCATCTCCTAGCTCATCACGAGTAGCAAATAACTGAATTAAAATTTCAGCAAAGTATTTAAAACCTGCTGGGTGAACTAATCTATTATAGAAAAAATCCCATGATGATAAATTTTGACCAGTACGTATGAGATACGAGAATTTCTGATATCTTAAACTGTCTTGAATTTTAATCGTATCAGACAAGAAACCCTTTTTATCTAAATAGATACCACCCTTTGGAAGAGCTGGATTTATTTCCCAGTTACCTGATGATGGAATAAGCGTTTCATCCCATGGATATTCAACTTCAACTTCGTCATCAAATAATAGTCTAAAGAAAACTTCAATAGAATCTGACGAACCACGAATTTTATAATACTCTGTAATTGCTTTATAAAGATTTCTTTTATTAACTTGAATAGAACGAGGAACAACTGCAGCAATTTCTTTTTGTATAAGTTCTAGATACTGTGATGATGTCCTATCAATATCCATAGACTCTTCAATTGTATTAAGAACATATGAAGCACCTGGCCCAGCCCAATATTTTATTGGAGTTACAAGAGAAGCTGTTTTTGTATTATGAGACTCTAGACCTCTAACAGTAAATGTCTTACCAATAGCAGACCTCGTTGTAGCAAGAGACCCTGGAAGGTTATTACCATTTGTAATAAAAACATTACTGTCAGTCATTGGAAATGTTTCAATAACTCCAGCAGAATCAGTTAATGTAAGTACCGAGTTTGCGCCATCATCATCAGTAAAGAAATGATCGTTTTCATTCTTGGGATCATTAACTCTAAATACTGCTCGACCATCTAATACTACATCAGTGTATGTTTCTGTCTCTTGATATATAAACTCTTCTAAGTTCATATACGTATAATAAGCTTCTAATAATAGTTGTATGCCACCAGAATTTTCTAGTATCTCTGATGGTATTAGCTCTTCAGTTCTTAAATTTTCTTTAGTCTTTGCTTTCGCAGAAGCTACTGATTGAATATATCCTGGTGAGGATGTATCCGACGAGAAAAGCGTATTATTAGGATTATGAGTTCCAGCCATCTTATCTGAGCCTTGAAGTAGTTGTATAGTTAATCGTGCCCGAAGAACCTGATACAGAAATTGTATCGACGCTTGGAGTGATTTGTACTCTTAATGGATCAATAGCAATTAACTGATCTCTCTTTGGAGCTAAATCTAATGAATCTGGAACAACTGTAATTCTAATCACATTAACAGAATCATCGTCAGGAACAAAGTTATTTAAAGTAATTGTTCCTGTTGTTACATTAATAAGTCCAGCATCATTAATAACTGTTACATTTACTGAGTTTACAACTTTATAAACAATAACCTGTCTATCTGTAGATCCATCAATAGGAATATCACCAAAGAATACTTCTTCACCGCCATATTTCCACATTGTCGAAGAGATAATAAAGTTAGTAGAAGATCCTGAATTAAAGAATGGAGCTGTAAATTGTAAACTAAAATTATTGTCTTGTTGCGCGGCAAGTTTATTAGGAGTAATGTTCATAAACATATATGGTCTTACACTACTATTTTGAATAGAAGGATCAGCATTATCGATCGCTTTAAGTAATTGAGAATGCCTAAACACACCATCAAACTTATTAAGCTCGTTAAAGTTATAATCTGATACAGTATCTCGCACAACAGCTGTTAATTCAACAGATGATCTATCTGTTAAGTTTGGATTATATTTAAATGATACGTCTAATTCTAGATATGTAAAATTAGGATCAACGATAACTGGAGTAATAGATACAACACTCTTACCTTTAAGAATTGTATTCATAATTTCAGTTTTTTCGTTTACAGTTAATACTTCGTTAACCAATGGTTTAATTGCAATATAAACAGCACCATAATCAGGTGGATTATTATCTTCACCACCCCATGTAGAGATAGAATTAATATTTGTAAACTCTTTCTTGATGATTGCTCTGTAATCGTCTGATGTAACAGCTCTATTCTGGGAAGTAAATGTTAAGGGGGCGTTAAATCTTATAGATTCATTTGTTTCTTTTTCAGTACCACCTTGAGATTTAGCTAAAGTATTAATTGTAACATTTGAGTATCCACCAATGTTATCTACCATACTAAATACATTTGCACCATTCGAATCTTCACCATTTGTAAAGATATAATCTAGAGTTACGATATTATTGTTAAGAGGTTTCTTACCTGTTACTCCATCTCCAAAATATACTTCAAAGTATTCATTTGAATTTTCTTGTAAATAAAATACTCTGCTTGATGAATCAACATTAAGTAAAGATTCAAACTGTGTATAGTTATCATAAGATGTAGATTGCTCGTTTGCTTGAATAAGAACTCTAAGGGTTGACGTATCAGCATCATCATCTGATATTTGATACTTCTGATTTTCAATATCATTATCAACTCTATATAAAAGCTTTTTACGAGTACCCTCTACAATAATAACATTATCAAAAGTAAATGTATTACCATCTCCAGAAATAACAGCAGATTGTTCATTAAGGACTACATATCTATAGTTTCTTCCGTCAACTTGAGTAGTCAGCTTAGCACCACGAGGAAGAGTTAGTGTAGATGGAATAACACCAGACTCAGCAGAGACGTCTACTGTAATTGTAATAGTAGCTCGAGGTGCTAGAACTGAACGGGGTATGTAACCTAAGAGCTTAGCACGAGTAACAATGTTACCACGTATCTGAGCTGAATCTAAGAATGCTTCGTTTAAAGCAAAGTGAGCGGTCATAGCATTATAATGTGTATTATAAGCAAGCACGTCTAAAAGCGATGATAGACCAGATCCTTCAAAATCATAACTATTAAAACTTGATTGCGTCTTTAAATAGTTCTTAAGATTCTTTTTAATCTGATCAAAATCAAGTTCGGTTACATTTAAATTAGTTGCCATATCTTATTACCTTAAGCGTTTTAAAACGATCTCTACAGTTTCTTGAGTATCGTATTCTTTAATTCTAAATTTAACTAGAACTCTATATGAATTATTGTCTACTTCATCTACAATATTAATAAATATAAGTTCTACTCGTTGTTCGCCATCTACTATTGCTCTTGCTATATTTTCTCTTAAAGCTTGTTTTGTAATTTCATCTGCCGGTTCAAAGAGAAGAGCTCTCATATTAGCTCCAAGACCAAGAGCAAATGGTTTCTCATAGAAATTAGTTAAGAGTAAATTGCGTACGGCGTATTTAATAGCTCTATCATCTTTTAATGGTATAATATCATTACGTATTGGATGAAGAGTTAAGTTAAGATCAAGATCAGTCCAGGGCTTTAGTCGCGATGCAGACTGTACTCGCTTAAGATCGCCAAGAACTCCGCTTGGTCCAAGTACCTGACTGGATTTATCTGATAAATTTGTAGTAGAAGTAGACATATAACTATTTATACCTCTTTAGTTGCTAGACTAGCTTTTCGTCTTATAAGATATTCATTACATGCTGTTGTAAAATCTAATGCCTGACTAAATTTAGAATTATTTGCTTTAACAAGATTATAAGTTTCCTTCAATATCTGGCCTTCCTTTATAAAATCCCATTTAGCATCTGGATATTTAGAACTCAGAGTTTTTTGAGCAAGCCTTAGTTCTTCTTTTGTTCTACTATGTTTCTTATACGTGTTATAGTCTCCACCCGCAGATTCTATTGCTTCAACAAAAAGTTCTTCCCATGTACTATTATAAAAAAGTTGATTCTTTTTCTTTGATCCAAGTCCACTAAAGATATTTCCAGCTTTACCTGATGATGCAATATACCTAATGCTATTTCTCATAGATGTAGATAACAATGTTTTATTTAATTCTTCTAAGTCTTTAACTATTACTGGAGTAGGTTCAGGAGCAACAGGAGGTTCTTCAGGTACTTTAGGTTCACTTGGTTCTTCTTTTACTGTACCATCATCTTTAAGTTCCATATTAGGAACCAATGAACATATATCAGATTTAGCTGAAGTTATTAAAGAATCAGAAGTAGTCCCAGCGGGTAGACCTAATTTAGCGACTAAACTAGTTTCATCTAATCCAAGGTTACCTAATATACTATCTAGGTTAGGAAGAGCAGATCCAAACTTTGATTTAAGTTCGGCTATCTTACTCGTCACATCAATAGGATTAGTAGTACCAGATAAATCGTTTATCTTATCTTGAAGACTTTCAACAGCTGGAAGAGTAGGTTTAAATGTATCTAAGTCAGCTTTCATGGCAGTCAATTTAGATTGCATAGCCGCCAGCTGATCTTTACCTCCAGCTAAGAGACCATCTAATTCAGCCTGTTTAGCCTTTAAATCATCTAAGGCTTTATTATTACCACAACTCATTTATATCTCCTATGTTCCACTGATTGGTGCAGTTGTTGCTTGTGTTGCTGGACTTGGACTTGCTGATCCACCAGTACCTGGTACTTCTGTATGCTGATGAGTATGTAATGTAACGTTATTAGATGTAATATTACCTGCAGGTAGATCAATACTTCCATCAGGAGAATCTATAGTCATAGATGATGATGCATCTATATCTAATATACCAGTAACATTTGTTGTTTGGTTAGCACCGTATGTCTCTGTTACTGCGCCATCAATTGTTTCTGCAAGAGTACCAACAACACCGATTGTCTGATTTGTATTAACAGCAAGAGTATAATCGGCTAAGGATGTATGACTAAACGTACCAGCGTTCATAACACTCATATTATTCAAAACAGTTGTTGCCATATTATTTGTAATAGCAGAAGTAAAATCATTACCAACAGTTAATAGCTTATCGTTTATAATATTAGTAGTAGAGTTATTCATAACACTTAGGTTATCATCCACACCAACATTAATAGATCGGCTACGGACGATTTCAGCCTCATGATTACCACCAATCTTCT